ATTATTAGAAAGAAAAAAAATTAATACAATTTATATTTTACCAGCAATAATAGGATCTGGAGAACTTTTTGCTGCTGGAATAGGTTTACTTGCGGGAACTGCATCTTTTGCCGTAACTTCTTTTTTAGTAAATTTAGTTATTTCAACTGCAGTATCTTTGGGGGTTTCATTTTTAATGGCATCTTTAAATAAGCAAGCGTCACCTCCACAGCAGAATATAGCTGTTGGAGGATCAGCTTCAATAATTGAAGCTAGGGGTCGATCTTATATTTTTTCAAATAACGCAAATTTGACTGAACAAGGATCTTCTATTCCTGTTGGATACGGGCAAATGAAAACCGCTTCTCAAGTATTACTTGCGTCAATTAAAAGTTATTCAACAAATACTATTGCAACTAATGAATTTAAGTCTTTGGAAAATTCTTCGGCATTTTTAGACTTTTTGACTGATTAATATGAATATTTTACATCTCAAGAAAAAATTAACCATTCAAGGTGCTGGTGGTGGTGGTGGTGGTGGAGGTCAAACACCTTCTCCACCAGACGTGAAACAATATCCATCAGTTCTTGCTCCACCTCAATTTAGTAATTTAAATACAATAAATTCTTTTTCATATGCTGAAATTATTGATTTGATTTCTGATGGACCCATAGAAGGCTTAGTAAATAAAAATGGTAAAAAAGTATATGATGAAAATATATTTGAAGGAATTTTTTTAAATGATACTCCTATTAAAGAAACATCTTCCGAAAAAAGACAATCTATTCCCATATCGTTTATTAAAGATAAATTAAAATATCATTGGTCTTACTCTTCCAACAATTCAATAATTGATAAAAAATTAATAACTAATTTGCCAAGAATTTCAATTATTAATCCATCTGAAATAGATGATGTAAATTTTAAAAATCCAATAACTATTACATCTTATCATCCAAACGATTCTGTATATAATTTTATCGATTCTTTAAATGGTTCATTTGACGCTGTATCTTTAATTCAAAAAGCTTTTGACCTTTCACCCATTATTAATGAAAGACCATTTTTAACAAAAATTTATATTCCAAAATTTACAGTTAATCTTTCTAAAGAAAAATTTGATATTACTGAAGGTGGATCTAATTCTCCATCACCACTTAAAATTGGAATTACAGATTTATCAAATTATATTTATTTCTCTATTGGTAGTGAGACTTTAAATTCTTTTAATTATTTTGAATTGCCTAGAAGTTTTATTAATAATAATTCTTTCACCGTGGCTGGCAAAAAAACTTTTAAGAAAAATTTGATATCAAGTAATGTATATTATCAATATGAAATTTTTGATTTAAATATTTATATATGGTCAATTTATAATGATGAAGTTGGTATAAAAAATATTGATAATATTTTAGATAGATATTTAAATAATATTTATATATTTCAAAATGATTTTTCTCTTTTTAATTATAATTTAGTTCAATCGGAATTTAAAAATGGATCTGAAGTTCAAGCTCCATTAAAATATTTTACAAATGTACAAATTGATACAGAATATGGAAAAGAATTAATTGGGCCTTTTCTTATTTGTAATTGTTTTAATCCTACTTCCGCAATGGGTAATGGAGGTATTCAAAGAGTTGTTAGTTATGGAATTACTAATTCTTTTACGTTACCAGCTTTAAATCAAGCTAATATTGAATGCGAAACAAGTGATGACATTAGATATGTTCAAGCGTGGCCAATTGATTATAATACCGCAGGAGATCCATATTTATTAACTAATGTAAAATTAAATTACACTCAATTTGATAAAACTTCTTCTTCTAGAACTAGTCAATCTGCAGTTCCAGTCACTCATTATATTTCAAATGATAATGTTGAGGAAGTTTTCGTAAGCGTTTCGGTTCAGCAACTATTTGATACAAATCATGTAGATTTAGTATCTGATAATTCAGCTTCTTTAGGTAGTCAAGCAAAATTAGGTTCTTCCGAACGTGCTCCAGCAGGAGTTAATAGTTATGCGTCAGTTATCGGATATACTAATCCTATAGGATTTACTCAAGGAGCTGTATATTTTTTAGTTTATGGAACTTCCGCCACAAATGGTTATGTTATAGATGGATTTAAAACAACTGATTCTAATATTTATAATTCTATAGCCAATATTTCTACTTGTTTAACTTCTAATTTTTTCAATTTTATTGGAAAAAATAATGCATATTATAATGCAATTTCCAATAACGGATTATGTACAAAAGTTGTTAATTTTGAAGCTAATGTAGCTACAAATAAATACCTTGCTGATACAATAAATAATTTAATTAATTATGAGGTTCCAAATGACGCTTACCAAATAAAAGAATCATTTAACATTTCACTTTCAAAAGATTTAATAGAAAGTAAATTAAAATTATTAAGCGATGATGGAAATTCTTTTTATTGTTTTGGTTTATCTCAAAATGAAACAATAAATGGTGGTTTATGGAATAATGGATCTGATTTTGGAACAACAATAAATGCAAAATTTTCATCAATATCTAAAACTGCTGGTTATAATTTTTATCTTGTTGGATATGGATATAAAACAGCTGCGATTTCAGAATTAAATCAAAAAGCTGTTGTTGTTCATATAATAAATTCTTATATTGATTGGGATGCTATTATCGATAAATCTCAGGCAACTGGATATAAATCAAAATTAGATAAATTGCAATATCCAAATATTACAAAATATATAATTAATCCTTATATAAATTTAAATTTAGCAAAAAATAAACTTATATTTACATCTTACTCTTATGCTATTATTGGAAATTTATATTTGATTGGCATTAATGGTAGTTATTTAAAAAGTCAACCTACTTTTTTTAAAGATACTTCTTTAACAAAATTAAATGAAATTATTTTAGATCAATTATTAGAAGAATTTTTATTAAAAACAGATCAATCTGCATATTTTACAAATATTGATTCAAATAATGGAACATTTAATATTTCAGACTATTCTAGTACAAAAGCCTTGGAGTCTTCTTTACTTAAATTTGAAAATGGAAAATTAATTGGAAATTCATCTATTTATAATTTTACTCCATATACTATTGCCTCTACGCCATATATTAATAGTCCAGTTGATATTAATTACGATAAAAATAAAACAAATAGTTTAAAAACTATTTATAATTTTAATAATATTTTTATATATAGATCTCAATATTTAAATACGGATTCTATTAATGATAGAATTTTTTATTATAATTTGTATACAAATGTAGTTCAAAACGCATCAACTACTCCAATTAATAATGGTTCCGTAAATGCAGCAGCATTACAGAACATTACTGCTGGAACAAAATTACCAGCAATAGTGGTTGTAGATGTAGAAACTGGATATGAATCTAAAGAAAAAGAAATATATAGAAATGCTTATGAATATTTTTCTTATAGATATAATATATTTGGAATGTCTACCGATAATGCTATAATAGATTTAGGTAGAACATCTAATCCATTTGTTAATTCTTGTAAATTAAGTCTTGATCGTGGTGGATATGTTTCAAAATATAGAAATACATATTATCCGAATCAACCATTATATTTAATTGAATTAATTTGTTGCAATTCATCTTTAACAACTTCAGTTACTGGATATTATTTTGTAGATAGAAAAGATGATATTTATATTGGAGAAATGGATTTGTATAATTTATGTGAATGTTCCAATTTAAATATATCCTATACAACTTCTGATATTATTAAAAGTGGAGTTCAACAATTATATTCAGGATCTTTTAATGGAGAAAGTAATATTTATACATTAAGTAGTAATTATTCTTCGATTACTGAAAAATTAAAATCTAATTTATTAAATAATAATCAATTTTATTGTTATATTAATCATGATAAAGTTGTTAATTTAGGATATGCTATTAATTTTTTACAAACTACAAATTTAATTCCAAATGGAATTTGTTCTAGTGATGTATATATTTCTGCTCATGGCGTTTGCTGCAATTCAAATATATTTGATACTTATAAATTAATTGATGGAGCTTGCTGTTTAAATCTAAATATTTATAATTATAAATACAGTGCATATCAAACTATTTTTATTAATCCATTATGGACTGCAAAAACAGTAAACAATATTAATTATTACGATTATACAAATAGTGTTATTAATAGTATGGAGGCAATCACTTCATTAAATTTTGTGATTTATACAGATTTAAATACTATAAATAATTCTCCACTTTCATTAAAAAAACTTTTATCTTTATTGGGGTCTAATATAGTTTTAATAAAAATTAATTCTATTTATATGGTTTTTGGACTAGGCAGTTCAATTACAGCAACTTCATTAAAAATGAAAATTAATGCAACTCCAACTTTAATAAAAAATTATATAGATAATTCAAGCGTATTAACTTCTCAAATAAATATTGATAATAATATTATAGATCAAATTGTATCTAATGCAGAATATATTACTCAAGAACTTTTTAAGAGTAATTTATTTTCAGGATCTTTATTGCAATTAATAACTGCAGAAAATTTAAGAAATTCATTATTAAATAAAAAATATGCATATCAACTTTTATATAAAGATAATCCACTGAATAGTATAAATGGTGGTTATTTATCAACTTATGTTTTTAAAAAAAATATAAATTCAATTGGAAATTTAATTCAAATATTATCAACAGATATAATTAATATTAAGTCAACTGATGCTAGACTTTATTTTTCATCTTTGACTATTAAAGACCCAGTATCTTTAACTGCTACTTTTTGGACTATTTACAATACAGTTTCTAAAAAATATTCTATAATTTTCAAACCACCAACAAAAGCTAATGGTTATTCAGAAATTTCACAAGATATTAATTATTTAAATTTTGAAAAAATAATTGATGCATATAATGGTTTCCGAATAGATCTGTGGATGGGGGGTGGTGTCTATTATAATAATTTCTCCAGTTCGTATCCACTATGGTTAAGAAATGATGGATATAAACAGGTAACATTAAATGGTTCAGAATTTAATAGTTACTATGGAGGTTGGGTTCGAAATGGTTCAACATCAGCCAATATTGGTATTTATCCAGTATCTAATGAAATTTTAATTGGAGCTGGAAGTATTTATTATTGGAATGGATCTTTCCAACTTTGGCCTGGAGCTTCTATAGATACACTACGTTTTTGCATTTCTCATAATTCACTTCTTCAACCTAAAAATAATAATTGGAGAGCTTATGGAGGACTTGGTAGTGTATATAAATCATTTGGCATTATAAATATTGTTTGTGCAATTAAAGATAATGGAGATTGTTCTGTGCCATCTCGAATAAATGATATAATTTATTATAAAAATATATGTTCATCAAAAACCATATCACTAACAAATTTTGATACCTCTATTTCTCAAAATTATTGTTTAATAACAGCAGATTCCGTAAATGGAAATGGTAATTTACAAAATTTTGAATATGCACTTATAAATAATGGACTTTTTCCAAATGATATTAGGTTGTTTTCATATGATACATCTCCAGCATATACTGAATCTTGGCCTGGATCTAATTGGGTTGTTTCTTATTACAAAGGGATCACACTATCAAATGTATATTATAATACTAAAAATACATTTGCTAATAATGCTGGAGTTCAAATTCAAATTCCAGCGCCTAAAAATGATAAATATGGTAATCCAATGCGTAGATATGTAAAAGTAACAAGAAGATCTCATGAAACACTCTCTCCATTAATTGGTAAAAAAATTAGTTTAAATAAAATTACAGAAATTATTCCACAAAAATTTTCTTATCCATTTTCTTCAATTATAGGGACTAAAATAGATTCACGCGCATTCTCTCAAATTCCAACAAGGACTTTTAATTCTAAACTTAAAAAAATATTAGTACCTAGTAATTATTTTCCAAATAATGAAGACGAAGAAGATGTACGTTATTTAGATGGAACTGGATTATATAAAATATATGATGGCGATTGGGATGGAACTTTTAAATTATCATGGTCAAATAATCCAGCTTGGGTATTAATGGATTTATTAATTAATAAACGCTATGGATTAGGAAATTATATAGAATCTGATCAAGTTGATATTTGGGAACTCTATAAAATAGCAAGATGGTGTGATTGCGTAGATGATAATGGTTTTTATTATGGAGTTGATGATGGATATGGGGGCACTGAACCGAGGCATGCATTTAATGCTTTGATAACAGATAAATTTAATATTTTTGATATGATTAATCAAGTTGCGTCAGTGTTTCGCGGTCATGTCTATTATATGAATTCATTAATTACTTTTGATGATGATAGAATTAAACCTATTATTGGAGAATTTAATAATAATGATGTTAAAGATGGATTATTTAATTATACAAATCATAAAAAAGATGACGAATTTACTGCTGTAGATATTGCATATGTTGATTCAAAAGATAATTATAAACCAAAAATTGAATATGTTGAAGATTCTGATGGTATACGTCAAAGAGGAATTCTTAAAAAGAATATTAATGCATTTGGAATAACATCCAGAGGACAAGCCAGAAGATTTGGAAAATATTTTTTATATCAAACTGCAAAAGAAAATTCAAATACAACTTTCACTACAGACATGAAAGCTCTGATGTATAAACCAGGGGATTTAATTAGAATTAACGACGAATTAATGAATTCGATGAAAAATTTTGGTTCTGTGAAAAATATTTCATACGTAGATTCTGACTCATTTAAAGTTGTTATTGATAAAGCTATTGATGAAAATATTTACGATGTATCTCAAATTTCATTATATACTCCTATTGCAAAACCTAAATATGATGATTATTATGCAAATGCTCAATTTATTCCTAAAAATTTAATTTTTGAAGTTTCCTCTCCCATGTTTGGAACTTTGTGTGAAGTAAAATATGGAAGTATTACCACAACTGTTGGAGATATTATTGATTCAATGTATTCTGGAAAGACTACTAAACTTTCATATAAATTTAATATGAATACTTTTGATACAACTAGTCCTATAAAATCATTTTCAGGAATAGTAGATGTGACATATGAAATTTATACTGGTTTAAATGTAGCATTTGGCACTTGCACTAATCAAATTGTTGGTTATTTAAATTATATGCAAAATAATAATATTAATAATCAACCATCAAAATATGGTTACTGGGAATTTGTAACTGGAATTGGTGATAAGCAAGATAAGTTACTTTTTGATATTTTACAAAATGAATCTTTAAAATATCAATTGCCTTATAAGAATTATTTCTTTGAATATTTTGATACGGGAAGATATTTACGTTATAGTGGTGTAGATTCTTCTGAAGCAATTATTTATAGTTCTTTAGATTTCAATCCAAAAGAATCTAAAGTTTGGTCAGATTTTCCAAACGATTCAAATCATACGGGTATTTCAATAAAGAAAACTTGTACTCAATTTTTAATATCTGATTATCAAAGTCCAACTATTAGTTATAATAGTATAATTGAAGGCGATAGACCGTCTATAGACACTTTTTATATTACAGGATATAGAACTGGGTCTTATAAAGTAAATCAAGAAATTTTAAATGAATATTCAGAATTATATATAACTAGAAGTGGAAAAAATAATTTAAATAATGATATTGAATTTGATATAAAAAAAGAATCTGTTTTGTTAAATGAAGATAGATTAGTTATTGGATCTTCATATTCATTAAATCTTTTAAATAAAAGAGATAAAATTTATAAAATAATGTCTATTACTGAAAATTATATTAATGAATATAATATATTAGCTACTGAGTATAATTTAGATAAATTTAAGGAAATTGAAGAAAATGCAGGAATTGATAATTTACAAAATACATTTAATTTTTTAACTGCTCAAGCGGAATCTAAACAAGCCTCTGATAAGGAAAGGTTGGCGGCTCCAGTCATTTCATCCTTAAGATATATAATATTTAATGCACAACCTAGTTTGGAGATTAAATGGGCAAATGTTTTGAATGCTAATTTATTTAAAATTTATATTCAAACTCCTTCGAAACAAACTTCCAACTATGAAGCTTCTGCGAATTATTCAAGTGATTATAATAAAAATATAAGTTCCTATCTTAAGATTTGGGCTTTACCAACAAATCCTGAAATAGGAACTTATACTGTATCTATTCAATCTTTAAGTGATGATAATTCTATTTATTTATATAAAATGTCACCTTTTGCAAGTAAATCTGTAAGCATTATGAATTACTAATTTTCTTAACGTAAGTTTCGGAATCTTTTTCGTATCCCATTTTTAAATATAATCTTTTAATTTTATTTGATTTGGGATGCAATTCCGTAACATTCATTGAAATATATTCACAACCATGATCTAGTGCATATTCTTCGGCAGTTCTATATAAAGAAATTCCTTTATTAGAATTCTTGGAAAGCCAAAGATATTCATCCATGAATTTTTTGCCAAATTTTTCTGATTTGCGTATTGATCCCATGAATATACCATCCCATTTTTCACCATTGAAATGACCCCATACGTGAGTATTCCAAATTAATAAAGATTCATGAGAAAAACATTTTGTTATTAATTCTCCATCATGTTTTAATTTATTCGAATGACCAAGATCATCATCTTGGGAAAATAAATCAATAATATCTTTTGCTACCTTTTCCCATTCTGCAATAGTAACAATTTTTTTTATGAAAGAGTTTTTCATTTAATAAGAACGCTTAAATTTCTACATTCTTTGCCTGGAATATCAGAAAAGTCTTTCCAATCTCCAATATTTTCATTTTGGTATAATTTTTCAACCCAAAGTTTTCTTAAAAAGGTTTTAAAATCATCAAAAGATTCACATTTCAATTTGTCCTTTGCCTGCTTTTTCAAAAGACCTTGTGGAGTAATATTTACGATTGTAGATTCCGCGCCTTCATATGAAGAAACTTTATTTTTTGATTTGTCAATTTCATCATCTCCAACAATATTAATTCCTAGATAATTTCGAACGCAGCGAACAAAAGCGCGATTTGTAGCAATTGTTTCTAGAAATTTTGCACAGAAATCATTTGTATTTTCAAGAGTAGCGTTGGCCATATCTTCGAATGCGCAATAATCTTCTTGAATTTTTGTTGGAGAAGATTCGTCTAGTAATGCTTTCCAAGAGATTTTGCATTTAACAACAACATAGTCTCTATCACATTTAACAACTTCATAAGAAACTGACTCATATCCCCTGAGCTTTGCAAGCTCTTTAAGACCCCCAAGTTTAATTAGAAGCTGATTGTCAGCCAATCCCTCTACGGAGTCAGGGAGAGGCTTCCCACGCAATTCAAACCAATCCTTATTTGGGTAAAGATATTCTGGTTTAACCATTGCTCTCCAATTGATGCTACCATTTTCATTGTATTTGTATTCAGTTTTATTCATATATATAGAAGTGTTCTGCATCTTTCCAGAAACAGTCTTCATCATGAAGCACTTCATTATTTATGTCAATACTTTTTTCTAATTTCATGTGAGCTTCACTTGCGTAAACTTTTGAATTCGAAATTATCACTTTGTTTGTGAAGAATTTTCCATTGTATTTTTTTTGATTTTGAATTCTTTCTTCTTCATTGTCGTATTCGACAATATAATCAAAATAATTGTTTCTTATTTTTGGTAAATTTTCTTTATCTTTCGTTACTATGGTAAATTTTATCTTTAACTTTTTGATTTCCTCAAAATATTCATTTTTAATATCTAAATTTAAAAGTTTAAAATAAATATGATCTATATTTTTAGAAAATTGATGTATCAAATCTAAGGGAATAATTTCATTTGAAATAATTTTACATTTATAATTTGCGCACCAAAATGCAATATTTTGATCATCAAAATGTAGGTCTGCGCGTATGTAAATAGTTTTATCTTTTTGATCTTCTAATTTTGCTCTAAAATTAGGAACCACCTCTACGTTTGCAATATGATAACTATTTCCAATAAATAAAGTTTTAAAATTTAAAACTTCATCTAACTTCAGTAATTTTAGTGCATTTTGAGCGATTGTTTCTGGATAAATAGTTCTTATTGATTTTGGATGTTCTTGATAAGCAAATGAAGCTTTTAAATCTTTTTTATCTGATTCTAAAATACATACATTTTCTTTACTGCTCCAATAAGGATAAGCGTTAGATGGGTAGATATGTGAGTATAAAGCAATAATTGGTATATCGTACATACTGGCAATATGAATTGGCAAACTATCAATTCCGATATGTAGTTTTGAGTTTTTAATTAAATATGCAGACTGCTTATAATTTAAATTTAAAAAATGCGCATTTACATTATCTAATTTTGGATCTTCCGTACCTCCTATTTGGTATATTTTATATCCATGTTTATTTAAAATAGGATTTAATAAATTCACTACCTGAATAAAATATTCATAATTTTTGGAATCAATTTTGTTGTCTGTATGAATTGTTATATATTTATCGTCAAGTGTTGGATAAAAATGATCTACAATTACTGGCTTACCAATTTTTACTCCTAATGATTTTGCGTATTCTTCTATAAGATGTCCCATATTATTTTAATGAAAATTGTAATTTATCTTTACCATTGTGTTGGTATCCAAAATGCTTTTGAGTAGTTATGTGGGGTAAAAACGCCAATTCAAAATATCCCTTATGCGAAGACTGCCCTTCCATAAAAAATAAATTATCACATGTAGGGTGATATTGTAAGACTTTATGTACGGCGGGATTATCTCTAATTAAATCAAAGAATTTAGAGTCAGTAAATATATATAAATTATATTCTGGATATAATTTTTTTAAATTTTCTAATAACGAGTTAACCATCAATACATCTCCACCAGATTGAGGTATTACAACAGCCATTCTTTTACCTTCGTCTTCTTTATCCAAAAGATCTTCGAAATTAATTAATTTGGGTTTATTTGATTTTTCCTTAGCCTGATTAATGATATAATCGTAAATTTGTTTTCTTGAAGCTCCAAGTTTTAAATTATGATTAAAATCGATACAAATTGTATTATTCTTATCTATAGTTTCGTTTAAGATATTTTTATATAAATCTATAATAAACTCTTCATTATCTTCAATTTGCGGTAATTCATAATTCAAATTCAAAGATTTAACTTCTGAAGAAAAATTATATTCGATATCTGGAAATGAATCAAAGATTTCTTCTAATTTCTTCCCAATAACTTCTATCGAAAAGTTATCTACTACCCATTTTCTAGCTTGCTGTCCAATTTTTATTTTTTTATCTGGATGTAAAAAATAAACTTCAGTTAATTTTTCAGTAATACTTATTGATGATGTGGATGCTTTAATGAATTGAGTTCCAGGTTCTCTATATTCACTCCACTTTAAAGGTATTCCGCCACTTTCTGGCGTGCAATTATCTTCACCGCAAGAATAATCAGTAACTAACGTAATTAGTTCCGTTAATTTTGCTTCCTGAATTGGGATTTCTTGACCACCACTTGTGAATGGGTGGCAGTATACATCCATTAAATTATAAATTTCGTTTAATTGATGATCTGAAACTCCACATGTTACATTCGTTGTGTTTACGCTATTTTCAGTATTACAATATTTACATTTTAAACCTTGTTTTGCAAAAGGTTTAATTTCATATCTACAGCACGCTTGGCAATAGTATGTAGTATAAATTAATTCATTTGGAATTTGTTTTTCCCTAAGAAGTCTAGGAATATCCCAACCTTCAGACCAATGAGTGTGAAGCAATAATTTTGTATTTGATTTTGGATTTTCAATTCTAAATTCATTAAATCCATCCAATAAATTAGGAACAGATTTTCTTAATTGATTTCTAAATACAAAACCTATCACAAATGAATCAGATAAATTAAATTCTTTTCTAAGATTTTCTCTTTTTAAATTTTCAACTTTAAAGAATTTTGATGTATCTATACATCCCCTTAGAGTTTTAACATGATTATAACCCATTTTATTCATCGCTTTTTCTGCGAATGAAGCCCATACATAATAGTTTTTAATTTTAGGCGCTGCATTTACAGCATCTGGTAAAATAGGTAGACTATCTAATGTAGTCCAAATCATGCAATTAATTTTATTCCACCAAGGCTTATCCCAATAACCATTAAAACCCCAAACATCTTCAGCTCCAATATAAATATCTGGTTTTTCTAAGTTTATTATTTCATCTATCATTGCAGCTCCATAACTTAATGAACTTTCAATGCCTGGATTTTGAGATTTAATTTGCTCAAGTCTACCTGCCACAGGGTATGTGCCATAAGCTTTCCAAGGTTGTCTTTTAACTTCTGGCGCATCAAAAACTAATCCATTTGCAGCTTCAATTATTTCATATTTACCTGTAGAAAATAAATATTTTAATATATTTTTAGCATTTTTTCCAAATCCAGTAAACGCTCTCGAAAAATTTGAATGAAATAATATTTTTTTCATTATTCTGATTTTGTATTCGATCTATTTAAATAAATTTGATTTAAAGTAAATTTTAAAAACTCACTTAAAGCTTCTGCTTCTCCCAATTCAATTCCAATTCCAAATTTCTGATTTCCATTTCTTGAGATGGAGAATGAAAACGCTTTAGTTTTTGCATCATTATTTTTTAT